GGTCATGCTGGGACTCCTTGCAAGGCCCGCCGCGCGATTTGAGGCGATGTGACAGCCGTTTCAGGATTCGGGGAAACAAACAGGCCGCTTGCACGTTGAATGCAAGCGGCCTGCTGCTTTCATGCAAGGGCGCTTCAGGCGGGCTCTGTGAGGCCCGCGTCGGTTAGGGCGGCCAAGTATGCCTCGGCTGCTGCTGCCGCGTCCTGGGGCAACACAGCGCCCCCACGGCCAATGCCCGCAAGGGTGCGCTGCATGTACTCACGCGGCGTCAAGTTGGCCGCAAATGGCGTCTGCATCATGGCACGTACAACCCCCTGGGCGTCTTCGCCCTGGAGGATGTCGCAGGCGGTTTTAACAGGGCGTCCGTTCGCCCATCCGTAAACTTTAAGCTTCATGGGGATCTCCTTTGGCGGCGGGCATTGTCGCCCGCCGCCCGGTTAATGTCAAGCGGCGCGGGTCTGGCGCTTCCAGGCCGAATCGCCGGACAGGCGCTTCAGGAGGTGCTTGCGCACGTTCTTGAACTCGTCGCCGATCAGGCCGAGGCCGAGCAGAACGACGCGGAAGTCGTATTTTGAAGAGGCGGTGTCGAGCGTGCGGGCGTTCTTGGCGCTCGCCGAGCGGGCCAGCAGCGCCTTGGCTGCGATAGCCAAGCACAGGATGATGTTGGCCTTGACCTCGCCCGCGTGCGTCGTGCCCTCGAAGAGGCGAAACTCGACCGTGCCCGTGCGCCAGATGTTGTTAAGATTGAGAGCGTGGTAGCGGTGCGACTCGTAGTGATCTGGGCGCGGGTTGTGTCCGTTGAACCAAGCGCGGTTGAGGGCGTCCAGCGTCGCGGGCTTGGCGGCCTCCAAGCGGGCGATGAAACCGGCGTCGGTGGGCTTGGTGTAATGGGCGAGGCGCTGGGCGGTCGTGCCTGCGGCGGCGAGGATCAGCGCCTCTTGCTTGAAAAAGATGCGGGCGAGGTTGGCGAGCTGCTTGGCGGTAAAGTGCGCGGCCCCGACGTGGACGTGCTGGCTGGTCGCGCTGGTGGCCTTGGCTCCGGCCTTGCGCAGGGCGCGTACCACCTCCTGTAGCGCGTCGAGGTCGGCAAAGCGAAGGATCGGCGTTACCACCTCGGCGCTGTTGGCGTAATCGCCTAGGCTGCCGTCGCTGACCGCCTTCCATTTGCGCCCGTCCGGAGCGGTGACCGTCCACTCGTCATAGCCGCCTCCGGTGTGGCTCAAGGTGCCTCCCAGCACGCTCTGAATCGCCATTGCGGCGCGTTGCCGCGTGATGCCGGTGTATTCCAGTTCGGTTCCGTAGGTCAGGTTCTGCATTGTCTCAATCGCGTTCATTGCCGTTCTCCCGTTTTGCTTCGTGGGTGCGTACGTTCGCTCTTCGCGCGCGCGAAGACAAGCAGAACCGGACAATTATTCTTCGATTTCGATAGCTGGCAAAATGTCAGTCGGATCACTCAATTCAGTCGGAACGCTGATTGATCCGCCCGCCGTCTCGATCTCCCCAGAGGAAAGCACGCCGACTCCGGTAGGCCTATCCGAAGGCAGGCCTGAAGCGGACACGGACGCTAGGATCTCAAGTTCTGCGGACGACAGCGATTCGTAAGTTTTTATCAGTGTTGACATAGCGTTTTCAGGCGTAGATATACAGAGCCGGTACGCCGCACCTGGCGCTCTGGTTGTGCTCAGCTTTGGAGTAGCCTGACGGCAGTGTGAAGGCGGACACGCTGTTCGGCCAGGCGCATAACCAGATTTTTGCAGCGCCCTGGCACACAGTCTTAACGGCTGTGGGCGTTCCAACGTCTACGTAGCCTCCGTTAAAAATAGTCCAATAGTTTGAACCGTCGAAAATAATATTTGCGCCTGCGCTAATGGCCGCATTTGTCAGGTCGGAAAAAAGGACATTTGTGTGGGCGGAGGATACAGCGTTAGGAGATGCTGGCTTCGACGATGAAAACCTGAGCCCGCACGTCGCTGATGCGTACGACCACGGAGACGCTGTGAGTGGATACGGAACATAGTCCGGGGCGACTGCCCCAAACTCCAGAAGTGTGCAGCCTCCGAAGTAGAGACGGGTAACGACGCTCCTGACTGTTCTGGCCTGTAGCGCCGCCGGGATGGTGTACGAATACAGCGCGACGCGTCCGTATCCGGCGGCCCATTTGTAAGTGGGGTCGTAATATGGATAGTCCTCCGAAAAAGCCGTCATGGCGTATGCGTCAAAATACGAGCCGTCTGAGCTGTTCTGGGTTATCCAGCTTCCGGCCGTTTTAGCGTTGGATACAGCGGTGCTTATGAGGGTTGAGCTGAAGTTCGTGGCCGACTCCATGTCCTCAGACGTGAAATATTGGGCATCCGGGGTAAAGCCCCACCAGCGTCCAAGGCGCAACGTGCCGTTTGGATTTTTGATCAGCGGGCGGCCAGAAACAGTAGACTTGAAGGTTAGTTGCATCAGACGCCCAGCTCCGGGACATGGATGACATAATCAGACTCTGGGCCGACCTCGATCAGAGCGCCCGTGACGGCATCGTTGATCTCGTAGTGCTGTGTGCCTATCAGTGCCTCACTGCCCGCAGTAGACCGATACCAGACCCGATGAAACCAGCGCTTGACGGGGTTCCGTCCGGCGTTGCCGACCAGCCAACCAAAGGCGGTCTGTGCGGCAGCCGTGCCGCTGTTGGCCATGGTGACGACGGAGCCTAGCCCGGTAGCGCGGGCCGGGTGGACATGATCAACGCGGGCGTAGACCAGCGATGAACCGGCAGCGGCAGCCGTGTTAGGGGCGGATGGCGCTGTCGCTCCGACGTTGGACGGATGGACATGATCCCCGTGCGCTCCCTTGGTTGACACGCCCACCGCCGCAGTGCCGTCAGCAAGCGGGGCAACCGTATCGAGAGATCCGGAGCCGCCGACATGGACGTGATCCTCTCTGGAGTAGCGCAGGGATACCCCGGCAGACGCGGTGTCGGCCACGGCGGCGGGAAGCGCAGCGGATACGTTGACGGGATGCGAATGGTCGCGGCGGGAATAAGCCGCGTCCAGCCCCAAGAAACCGGAGGGCGCAGGCATCAGCTCGGAACCGCCGTCCGGAACGGTGGTTCCCGTGTCAGGGCCTGGGCCTGGAACTGTGAGGGTAAGCGCGTGCGTGTGGTCGGAGCGAGCCGCCGATGTGCCTGATCCGGAACTGCCGGTGCCTGATATAGGCTCGGGCGTCGCGGATGACAGTTGTACGCCCGCATGCACGTGGTTGGCGCGGGCGGCTGCGGTGGCATCGCCCGCCGCTCCAGAGGCCGCAACGGCGCTCGGCGTGGCGTCGGAGAGCGCGGCCCCGGCGTGGACATGGTCTTCACGGGCGGCCTTCAGGGACTCGCCCACAGCGCCCGTGGCGGCGACGGCGGCGGGCGTGGCGGTGGCCAGCTCGGAGGCTCCGACCGCTACGGCCGTGCCGTACGGGGCGGATGCCAGGACTTGGCACGGGCGGGCCTTGACCTTGTCTCCGTCCGACGCGTCGATGAAGGGGACGAGGATCTCGCGGGGCTGGATGACGGAGGCGGCCGTGGCGTCGGTTGACTTGCTGAACGCGTCGGCATCGATGATGATCTTGTGGCGCACGCTGCCGGTCGCCGCGAAGAGCTGCCGCACGTAGCCCGCGTCGACGTTGCCGTCGCGGATCACCGTGGCCGCGACGCTGCCGGACACGCCCGTGGCGGACGGCCCCATCTGCCACACGCGGGACTCGGCGGGGTTGCGCGTGCGGGTCGCGCGGGCGAAGGCGACGCGGCTATCAATGTCAGTCCAGTCGGGTATGCCGAAGGCGATTTCCGTCTCGCTTGTGTCGGCGTCCTCGCTGCTGGAGATGATCATCGCGGCCATGCTCGCCCAGGCGGTCTCTCCGCCCGTCAGGTTCAGGGCCTTGCCGGGCACGGCGTCGCCGGGCAGGTCGTCTCCGACCAGAACGAGCGTGCCCTGGTAGTGGAGCTGCGACCATTCGGCGTAGAGCTGGGCGGCGATGCCCGAGGGCACGGGCTCGCCTTCGTCGACCGACACGGGCGTGCGATAGACCGTCTCTCCGATGGCCGCGCCGGTGACCCACACCTCCAGCGTGATCGACTTCACGCCCTGGTCAATCACGGTGCTCACGCCGTCGATCAGCGCCCGCTTGACGTAGGACACGTCCGCGCGGATGTGTTCCTTTTCAACGCTGACCGTGGTCATCCAGGTTTGCTTTTCGCCGGAGACCAAGAGGTTAGACAGAGAGGAGAGGTACAGCCTCCGGACGTTGCTGATCGAGATGTCGGCGTCGGCGAACTCCGAGAGCGTCGGGGCGCGGGCACGCCACCAGGCCAGCGTGTACGTGGACGGGAAGGCCTCGGCCACGATGCTCTGCGAGACGGTCGTGACCTGCGCCCCCTGGAGATTGTAGCAGGCCCACAGCACGTCGACCTGCGCGAGGCGGGCGTCGCGGGCGGCGGTGCTCTCGCCGGAGACCACGGGTGCCCAGTCGAGCGTGGTGTTGACGAAGGGCTGCCCGTCGACGCTGCCGCTCTGCTCGTAGCACAGCGCGATGGCTGGCACCTGCATGTCGGTGCGCTCGCCGATCTCGATATCCTTGCGCCCGGCGACGGAGTACTCCACGGCAGTCAGAGCCGAGCGCGTGGCGACGTGAAACACCGCGTCGCGCTGCGAGTAATCGAACCAGCATGAGGCGTGCGGGTGCAATGCCATAGCCTTGCAAACCACGTCGGCGACCTTGATGTTGATCTGCTCGTCGAACGGCGGCGTGTAGCCGGTGGCCACTGTGGCGGAGGTGACCGCCGCAATGGGGCAGCCCGCCGCCCTGGCGAACTCTGCGGCGGCGACGATCTGAGAGCCGGTCGTGATCCGCGCTCCGGACTGGTCGCAGAAGAGGATCACGCGAGGCTTCACAAGCCCGCCGCCCGACGCCGCCCACGGCTGCCGGAACGTCGTGTTCTCGAACCAGCTCCACGGCCCTTCGATCCGCACGGTGTATTTCTCGGACGCGCCCGAGCCTTTCTTCGGCTGCGTCATGATGCGACCGACAAACCAATACGAGGGCGTGCCGTCCACGACGCGGCGCAGGCGCACGGTGGCCTTGTAGGCGAACGCGGGCGTGTCCGTCAACGCCGTGGCGCTGTTGACGGTGAACTCCGCATAGTCCATGCCGCAGACGCGCAGCTCCCTGCGCAGGCGCGAGCCGCCCAGGGCGCTGATGGACGTCCAGGTCTCGGCACCCGCCGTGGCCTGCGCCAGGCAAATCTGATAATCGACTGTCGCCATGGTCTCAACCTCCCTGACGCCGGGCGCGTTCGACACCGGCCTGAAGCTGCTGGACGTTCTGTTTGGAAAGCTCGAGCATCGTCCGCATGAAGTCTGCGGTCAGCGCGTTCTCGTTTTGCTTGGCGGCGATCTGCTGCTCGGCCCAACGGTTGAACGTGTTGTCGCCGCCTGTCGTCACGGTGTTGAGTTCGGCGAACAGCCCGTCGATCTGCTTGGCCTCGTCGCGGGCTATCGATCCAGCCGCCATTGCGTCATTCGTTTTGCGCGTGCCCGATACCAATCCCAGCGTGCGGGCGTCAATGTCGGCGACTGACCGCATGCCCTCCAGACCTGTCTTTTTTGCCTTTGCTGAACGCTCGTCGTCGTCGGCTTTGCGTATGGCTTCGGACACGGACTTCATCCGCGCCGCGATATCTCCGGACTCCCTAGCCGACGCCTGAAACGCGTCGTTCCGACCAGGGATCAGCCGCTCGTACCAATCATCTGATTTTGTCCGGCTGCTCGAAACGACATGCGAGTATTGTGCGCCGAGCCTGGAGAACTGCTCTATCAGGTCGTCCTTCAGCTTCTGCGCCTCCTTGATCTTCGTGGCCTCGTCACTCGCAGCCGCTGAGATCTGCGTCGACTCGCGTTCCGCCCGCCGCCCGTCAGAAGCCTCCTGAAGCCCGGCCCGCTGCTGGGCATACTTCAGGTCGATCTTCCGCGAGCCGATGTCGTCGTCGGGATTTAGCGCGGCCTTTTCCTTCGCCTGTTCAAGCTCCAGCGCCGCAAGCTCCGACCGGAGCCTGGCGTCGTCTTTACCCTGCTCGATGTCGGACAACTGCTGACGCGCGTCGGCCACTCGCTGGATCGCCTTGGATTCGGCGTCGTAAGCCTCGACGTTGCGCCGGATCTGCGACTCAAGATTGCCCAGCTTGATCGCCCGGATACCGGCCTCGAATTTTTCACGCGCATCGCGCACCTTTTCGATGATGTTGTAGAGAACGGTGAAAGCCCCGACGATGAGGCCTATCGGCCCGAGCGCGGCGGCGAGCTTGGGAAACCCTCCGGCCAGGGACGTCACGGCCTGGCCGACGCCCATCATGTTTCCCTCGGCAGCCGCAGCAGCGACGTTGACCGCCTGGAATGTGGCCGATGCAGAGGCCCCGACCTTCTTGAATTCCTGATCAGCGCCCGCCGCAGGCTTGACCTTGCCAGCCGCCGCCGCCGCGCCGTCCGCGCCGCTTTTCACCTCGTCGAGCGCCTTCTTCGCGTTCGATACGGACGCCGTGTCGGTCTCGAATTTGATCGCGGCTGATAGTTGCACATCATCGTTCGCCATTTTACTGCTCCTGTGTTTGTTTCCGCTGCCAGGCGAGACCGAGATTTTTGGCGACATTCGTGATGACTTCGCGGCGCAGGTCGTTCATGTCGGGCACAACGCTCGGGTCGGGCTCCTGTCGCACGCTGCCCACCAGCGCGAAGAGCACGGCCTTCGTTTTCCTGTCGATGGCCACTCCCTTCTGCGTGCCCGCGTTCCAGATCACGGCGAGCTGGCCACGGAAGTCGCCGCCGGTGCGTCCGACCGCCGCGCCGACCGGTATCCACAGGGCGCTGTACGTGCGCCCGTTGCGAAGCTTGTAGACCTTGGTGGGCTTAAGGGTGCCGCCCTTGTAGCGCTGCCGCAGGCCTGTGGGTGCCCGTACAATGACGAAGGCGGTATCTCCGCTGGCCTGACTGTAGGTCGACCTCGACGCCGTATCATAAAAATTATGGGCCATGCCAGCGCGGTGGCGCACGCGAGACAGCTTTTCAAAATGGGATTTGAAAACGGCCTCCGCATAACGGCATGCCATTTTAGCAAGACGGCCCGGCTGCACCTGGGCACCGGCTGCCACCATGGCGGGCGTCAGCGTGTCGCGGATACGGATGGATGAGCTGATCATTCAACGCCTCCCTCCTGTGCGGGATTAAAAAAGGGAGAGTGCCGAGGATCGGGTTTCCAATGCTTGAGCACGCCGAGGCGCTCGGCGAGATCGTAGTCCGCGTCGCGAATCCACATGCCGGAACTGTAGTCGAACGGAGGATAGGGGTTGCCGAAGCGGCTGATGGCCGTCCAGATGGGATCGTTCTTGAGCGCGACGAACGGGCCGTCCCTGCCGGTGGCCAGGCTGGCGCTGGTGGCTTCGCCCAGGGACTCGCGGGCGGCGTTCCACGTGATGTCCCAGTCGCGCTTGGTCTTGCTGTCGCGCTGCCGGTACATCTCGTCGGCGGGGAAGTCCTCGAGCACGTCCGGATCTTGCGCGGCCTCGTGGCGGGCGTAACCCTGCGCCATTTTGGTCTGCGTGTCGATGATGAGGTCAACGCGGCGGTCGCTGGAGAGATCGGTCAGGCTGCCCTCTGTGCCGGTGTCGGGCGTATAGCCGGTCTCCTTGAGGTAGTTCTGCATGCGCGTGCGCACCAGGCTGGGATTGAAGCCCTCGCCCTTGCCGCGCGGGCGAAGCTCTCCCGTGGCCGGATCTTCAACCGCGTCGCCGGACACGAGGTTCTTGAGCATCCGGGCGAAGTCTTTGATGTAGCCCTCGTGTGTGGTGCGGGCGGAAAAGACGGAATGGCGGCGCACCTCGGCGGGCCACTGCTCGGCGATCTCGCCCGACGACAGCGACGTGGGCAGCACGGTCTTGGCGTGCTGGTGTTTGAGCGCGGCGTCGATGGAGGTGGGCGAGGAGAACAACATGAGAGTTAATAGTTAAGAGTTAATGGTTAATAGTTGGGGAGCGGGGCGGGGCGCGTGCATGTAGGCTGCACGCGCCCCGCAGGTCAATTGCCTGGGAGGCGTCCGGGGTCACGGGTGTAGACGCGGTAGAAGTACACGCAGTCCGTTGCGTTGGTCGGCTTGGCGACCGTAATGGTCAGGTCGCGGGCAAGGATCGGCACCCAGTTCGTGCTAGAAGTCAGCCGAACGATTGCCACATTGCCGGTTACGACTGCGGTCTGCTCATACGTGACCCGCTGCCGCCCCGGCGGGTACTGGCTGGCACCTGACGTGGCGGCCAGCGCGAACGTGTCGAGCGCGGTCGAGACGCCGATATCCGTCACGGCCACGCTGACCGCGCAGGTCGCCGCGCCCGAGTTGTAAAACACGATGCGCTCGATCTCGCAGGCGGCGGCGGACAGAGGCACGCCCTCGGTCGCCGAGGTGTCGGCGGCGGCAATCGTGATGTCGCCGTCGAAAGGCACAGGCCCCGCCGCAGCCAACTGCGGGCTGAAAAGAATGCCGCACAGCGCAAGGCCTGCGGCAAAGGTCATCAACTTAAGCATGGTGTGTATCCTCCTTGTTTGTTTCGCGCGGCCCTGCACCAGGAGGGTCGGCGCGTTTTTCGGACTGTCCGAAAAGCGAATTGAAGGCGAAGCCGCAGATGCGCACAGCGCAGAAGTACGTGCGCTTGAGCAGGAAGCCCGTGGCCCGCATGAGGGCGAGAAACCAGTGGTCTGCCAGGTGCAGCACCGTGCGGCGAGGGCAGCCCCACGCGGCGGCCAGCAATGCGGCGTTGGCGTACAGCCAGTCGTGAAAGACGGCGGCGGGCAGCGAGCGCCGGAAGGAGGGCGCTACACTGATGGCGAAGTAAAAACCCCGGAAGATGCAGGCGTGCAGCTCGCGCTTGCCCTCGCACAGATAGGCCACGACATAGCCGTTGTCGAGGCGCACGGCCTTGCGCACGACGATCTCCCAGATCCAGCGCGGCACGCCCGACCAGACGGAGTGCGCGTCTTCGGTCAGCCGGAACTTGTCCGGAGATCCGGGCGGGGCTACCTCGTAAGAGAGGGTGTTGATTTCGCTCATGGCTGCGCCTCCGTCGCAGAGGCGGGCTCTGACCAGAAGGTCGCCTCACCCTCGGGAACGAAAAGGGCGCAGCCTGAGCAACTGCCGCAGATCGCGGCGAGGAAGCACGCGGCCATCAGGGCGAAGAAAAGGTTTGGGTTGCGCATGGACGGACTCCTATCAGGGCGTCACGGCTGTCGCTGCCGCAGCCTGGTTAATCGTCGTCGAGCTTGCCGTAGTCCCACCGCCCAAGTTTGCTCCGCTGAAGATATAACCCATGAACGCGTACGGAGCGACCGTCTTGATCATATCGAACAGACCTTCGCCCCACGTCGGATCGCGAGGAATAACCGACTTCGGAGGAACCGGAGTGTTCATCGTGAAGCGTGTGAAATTCTTGACGGTGAACTCGCACACCTGATTGGTATTCGTATTCTCAATCGTCCAGATTTCGGCGACGTTGGCTGAGTTGTAGTACTCCTTAGCCCAGCTTCCGCCTGCCTTGATTTTCCCCTCTGTGACCGACGTGCAGCCTGAACCGAGTATCATCGCCGAGGCGAGTGCGAGCATTGCGAGTGTGCGTTTCATGGTCTGGTCTCCTTTTTAGGTTTTTTGATGAGAGTGGGTCGGGCGAACATGATGGGAAACGAACGGGCTGACTCCCACTCGTTGGTCGCGCCTTTCTTTCCGGTCTTTTTCCGCTCGGCTTTTTCGATGATTTTGGATCCTTGGAACTCTGCGCGGCGCTTGCCGGTCAGCGCGGGTTGCTGTGGTTGAGCGGCCTGGACGATGGTGGAAAACATCACAGCTATGGCGATAATCGTTTTCATGTCAGTCCTCCGTGATCGCCCCGTTGCGGACGATGTTGGTCGTGCCACAGAACACCATGTTGGTGTTCGCACCGACCCACACTTCATTGCCGTCATCGACCACCAGTGTGCCCAACAGATCGAATCCTTTGCCGCTGTCGTACGGCGCTCCGAATAGCGCCTCGCCGCTCCAGTCCCTGACGCTGTTGGTGTAGGGGACAGGAACCGCGCAACGGAACCAGTAGCATTCGTACGATCCGGACTCCAGGGCAACGGTGCGCGTGTGCGGATAGCTGGAGGTGACCACGCCGGAGGTGTGCCGCTCGACCGTGCCGTCGTCTAACCGGCGGGCATACTCGATCATGATCACGGCGGGATTCGTGGAGGCGACCGCGTTGAACGCCACGCAATGATCCTCATACGCCACGCCGCCGATGTTCGTGGGGAACACCCACGGCACGTAGGCGAGCACGTTCTGCTGATCGTGGTACGGCAGCCGCTCGGGCGCATGCCAGTCGAAAGACAGCGTCCATATAGCCGAGTTGGTGGCAGCGGATGCCGCGGTCAGATCGTCTGTTGCCTGCCCTACAGCGGCAGCAGCAGCGTCGGCGTCGGACGCAGCCGTCATAAGCTGCCACGGCGATCCGGGCGTCCAGAAGACCATGCGCATCAGTTTCGTGACGGGGGCGATGCCCTTACTGCCAGCGGACTGCGTCGCAAGGATCAGGGCGGCGATGGCCAGCGCACGGCCCGGAACACCGGCTACGCGCCAAAGTCGGCGCAGCTCAGACCACATGTCGCACAACGCCCGCGACTCCGCCGCCCGAACCAGCAGGTAGAGCAAAATGAACGCGATGATAAGCGCAAGCTGCCAGTGCATCAGAACCCTCCCAGCGGTTCGGGCTCGACGATGATCCCGCCCACCTTGCGATAGAAGTTCGTTACGCTTCCGACCACGTTGGTGATTGTTCCCGACGCCCCCTTATGCCCGTCGACCACCAGCCCGCCGAAGACAACCCAGTAGAGGCCGCTGCCGCTCGCTCCGGTTGAGTTGTCGACAACTCGGAAGTAGGCGCTGCCGCCGTCAGGACGCGCCAGCGTGAACGCGTACGCGGCGACGGCGTTTGTGGCACCCTCCGGGACATCCACACTCTGTACCGTCGCCGTGACGTTCGACCAGGCCCCTCCGCTTCCGAGCGTCTGCCGCCAGTCCAGCGCGGGCGGGACAAGCGGAAGCTGCGCCACAGTCGCCACAATCACCAGGTTGGTGGCCGTCGCTGACAGCCCGATGACGCGCATGGTCTGGTTGCTGGGATCGTAGGCGACGGCACCGACGCTCTGCACGTAAACGGTCGAGGTGACGACGTAGTTGCTGCTGAATAGCTCCACCTTCGAGGCGCACGCTGCGGCCATTGCAGCCGCAGCCTCAGCGACGCCTCTCGCTTCGGTCGCGGTGCCCTCTACCTGCGACACCTGGGCGGGGGTCGCCACGGTGTTGCTAGGATAGACCTCTACACCATCGGTCATCAGCCAGGCGCTGCCGGGAATCGGATTAGCCAGCGAGCGCAGAGCGGCAACGGCGATCAGCATCACGATCGAACGAATCATTGAGGCACCCCCATGACCACGTAGGTTTGCAGCGCCGAGTCCCAGCGCGGGTAGTAGTTTGTCCCGTTGCTCGCGTAGAGCAGGGAGTTTGTCCAGGCGCTTGACAGTCCGGCGATGTCGGACAGCAGGGCGACGGTGTCTACGCGTGAGGTGACTGCGGTTCCGACTGCCTGAATGCTGACCGTGGCGTAGCCGACGTGGGTGTACGCGCCGGCCCAGCCGGTCAGATTCGTCAGGTCGAGGACATTTCCAGCATAGTCGGAATTGCGCCACTCCATGCCGTCAACCGACTGGTAGACGCCGTACTCTCCGGTCGCAGAATTGACGATATAGCCCTGCCAGTCACCGTCGACAAACGGGAGCGTGTATTGGCTCTGAGACGGCGCTACGAAGTCGGAATTAGCATTGACGTAGCCGAAGCCTGGCGATAACGACATGTTGGTAGTTGTGGCTGGGGCGACCGTCACCGTCCAGACGGCTCCGGTGGCGTCGATCCAGCGCGAGCCGTCCGGAGTCGCGAGGCGCAGCGCGGATAAAAATGACTGGTTGTTGATGATCGCCTGTTTCGTGTCCCACCATTCTTCGAGACTGGCGGTCGTAAGGAGCAGGGACAAGTCGTTTGTCGTCGCGAGGCGGGTGACATAGTTTGTCGCCGCACGCCTGTAATGCACATCCACCCCTCTTTGATCGTTGACGTTCAACAAGGTGAAATTCGTGATTGAAAAATCATCTACCGAATCTTTCCGCCAGTCCGATCCGTAATATATGCCGAAGGTGTCATCGGGGTTCCTGAGTACAATAAATAAACCGTATTCACCGAGTGCGAGCGGGAAGGGAAGAACGGAGGTGTCTATGCCTTCCGCTTCAGGAGTCGCGTGCCAACCTGCTTGAGTCCTATTCCACGCGACGAATACCGGCCCCGGCTCGACGGTCGCGAAATCGCTGCCGTCCGTGCCGATCCACACCGGCACGCCGGTCGGCGCGGGCGGAAGCGACGCGAGCGAGTTGCTGACTGCCGCCGTGACGATCCCTGTCACGGTCACAGCCGATAGTCCGGACGGGGGAAGGTTGCTGATCGCAAGCGCCACCGTCTGGCTGGTCGCCAAGGCCGCAGCGGCCAGCACGGCGGGTGTCGCGTTGGCGATCTGCGCAGGGATGGAGGATGTCAGCGCGTATTGCAGGGCCGCCGCAAGCGCGTTGCTGACGGTTTGCGCGCTGCCCCTGGCGTCGTATACTCCGGCGGCGAGCGCCATAGGCGTGACGCCCGTGGGGTCGCCGGACAGGCGCAGCAGGCCGGTGGCCACGAGGTTGCGGGCGGCGTCGAGGGAGGTGTCGAGGCTGAAGGTGCAGCGCGTCACGTCGTGCGGAAGGTCGAGATCCGGACGCAGGCGCACCGTGACCCAGCCAACCGCCGCGAGGTTGGTGGAGCTGACGCGCCCGACGCGGCCCGTGACCTGGAACGAGAGGTCGGCGGGCATGCCGTTCGTACGGGCGTGCAGCACGACCGTCGCTCCGCGCACGTCCATGGCCGACGCGCCCGCGAGATAGCGGCATTCGATGTCAACGGTCTCGCCGCGCACGAGCGCCCACTCCTGGAGCGCGGGCCGGGCGGTGTCGAGTTCCCAGGCGAGCGTGCGAATCACGGACTGGGAGAAGACGGGGGAGAGAGTTAAGAGGTAATAACTAAGAGTTAATAGTTGACGGCGCATGGGGGCTCCTATGAGGTGACGGCGGTCAAGGTGCCGCCGCGCAGAGTGTAGGCGTGGACGGTGGTCTTGCCGATCCAGCGGGCGAGGCTGTGCTTTTCGATCTTGCCGGAGGTGAGCTTCCACTTGTTGCCGCTGGGTGATTCGATGGTCACATCGCCGGTGAGGGCGAGCACGGCATCCGGGTGCGACAGCACGAAGTCGAGGGCCGCGCCCGCCGAGGCGTGGTGCCGCGTGACCTGCACGCTGAGCGCGTGCGACACGTTGCCGTGGTCGTACACGCCCGCGACGGCGCTGCGCGTGAGCGGCACGACGTTGAGCACGCGGGAGCCCTCCAGCCCCTGCACCTTGGCGGGCTCGTTGCGGTTGACGCCTTTTGCGAACTCTGTCGTGCCGATCTTGATGATCATAAGAAGGCTGTTAGGGGTTTAGGCTGTTAGACTGTTAGGAAAACGGCGGTCACGTCCATGACGGAAAGGCGACGCTGAACAGTTTGAAGGTGGTATCGAGGATCGGGGAGGCGTCGAACTTGACGCCCTGCACGCGCTTCTGCTTGAGCCCGAACTTGAACTCGGCCTCTTCGGCTCCGACGCCGTACAGGATCGCCGTCACACCCTTGGCCGTGTTGCTGATCGGGGCGATGGTGAGCGTCGCGTCGGCGGGGCCTAGGTCGTCGCCGATCTCCTGGCAGCCGCTGCCCTGGATGTTGAGCAGGGAGAGCACGCCCGACTCCGTCATGTTGCAGGGCTTGAACGTCGCGTTCGCCGCGATCCCGCTGAGGGTCTGCCCGACGAGCCCGTAGGCGTTGACGCTGTCGGGATCAAAGGACGGCTCGATATTGATGTCGAACCCTTCCAGCCCCTGCATGACAACGGGCGTGGCCGCGCCGATGGCGAGCGATGCCTGATAGCCGGGCGTGCGGATCTTGGCGCGGTCAAGGCCGGTAGAGGCGAACGCGGCCTCCTCGACCTTGATGCGGCTGTCTGCGGTGCTGTCTGCGGTGTCGAGCTTGCCGAGGCAGAGGAAGGAGATCTCGCCCAGCGCGGTCGCATCCGTTCCGCAGTGGATCGTACGGACGCCGAGGTTGCCGGAGGCGGCGAAAGTGAGCTTGCGGCCCGAGAGCGTGTGGATCACGAGCGTGGTGTCGGTCGCGCCGAAGATGCTCGCGCCGAGGTCGCCCTGTCCCCAGGGGAAATAGGCGGCGACGGTGTCGAGCATGCCCTGGGGAACGAACGAGACGGTGCAGCTCTTGCTCGTGACGCGCTTGCCCGCGCTGCCGAGGATGTTGCTCTCGATGCTGTAGGTCTCTTTGTTCACCTTGACGGTGATCTCGCCCTTGGTGAAGTAGGTGTGCCCGCCCCGGATGACGACTGCCGGGCCTTTGAGTACAAGGTTTCTGTCCATGATGTGAGTCCTTTATTCCGCGACGGGAAACATGCCTTCGCCTTCGAGGCGGAGGACGGGGAGTGTCAGTGCGCCGCTGAGGGCGACGCGCCGGATGACGATGCCCGAGCCGGTTGAGTCGGGCACGTTGGAAATCGTGGGGCGGAAGGCGGATAGGGGGCCTTTGAAGCCGACCGGCGTCCAGCCCTTGAGCAGGCGCAGCACGTTGAGCGCCACGCCGTCCACGGACTTGCGCACGCCCTTTGGGCCGTCGACCGTGAGCGGGTCGGAGTAAACGTCGACGGCGATGTAGAAGGGGTCGAGGTCGAGGCAGGCGACGTTGTCGGTGCTGTCGTCGGCGTTGGGCGTGCCGACCACGACGCACAGGCCCGCGCCGAAGCCCTTGCTCATGGTGCCCAGCGCGATGTCGATCTCGTTGACGATGTTGCCCTGCTGCGTGTAGAGGATATTGATCGGGGCGAACCAGGGGCAGGCGCGGAGGCGGGCCTTGACGGCGAGCTGCACGGCGCTGACGGAGGCGTCCGCGAGGTTGGCGTTGTAGATATCGTCTGTGGGGTCGATGGGCATGGGAGGTTAGGCTGTTAGGCTGTTAGACTGTTAGGGGGGGAGGCTGTTAGAGTCCGTCCATGGTGAGCGAGGTAACGCGGCGGCGGGAGGAGGATGCGAGTTCCGAACTGACGGCTGAGCCCTGGGGCTCTTCGGCTCCGTACGACTCCACGTCGAACGCGCCGGTCTGCACGCGCCCGAATAGGGATACCGCGTCGCGGCGGGCCGTGCGGCGATCCTCGGTGTTGGCGCGGGGCACGCGCTTGACCACGTCGAAGGCGCAGAAGTCCATGCAGGGAGCAATCAGGCTTTCGGGAAGCGTGCCCTTCGGCCCCATGACGATCTTGCTGTTTGCCCGCAGGTAGCCGCGCACGTGGTCGGTGCCGCGCGTCAGCAGGTTGGCGATGGGGTCGCCCTGCTCCTCGTCGGCGCAGGCCGTGCGGTAGGCTTCGATCTCAGATGCGCTGATCGAAGAGGACAAGTCCTTTTCGGTGGGCGCTCGCCAGACTGAGGTTTGCGTGGACATGGTGCGTTCTCCTGGGAAAGGGAAAAGGGGGAAAGTGGCGGGCGGCTGTCCGCAGTCACGGGGCCGCCCGCCGCACGGCTACGAGACCGTGCGCTTGCGGATGCCGAGCGTGGAGGTGCAGACGATGTTCGAGTAGTGCTCGACCGTGATGTCGATCAGCTTGCTCGTGACCTCCTGGCGGTACACCTTGAACTTGCCTCCGCCCATGGGCGTGACGAAGCGCTTGATGTTGCTCGGGTCGTCCTTGCCCGCGCCCGACTGGGCGTTGAACATGTAGACGCCGTTGCTGCCGAGCAGGTTCGCCTTGGTGGTCTTGGTGGCCTGGACGCGCTCCTTGCAGACCTTGACCATATCGACCTGGAGGAACGACGCGAGCTGCTCGGGCGTGAACCCGGCGTTCGCGACGCACCCCGCGACGAGACCCGCGCGGAGCGTGAGCATGCGCTTGCTCCAGGCGTTGTCGCCGTAGACCACGCGGGTCGGGCGCACGCCGCTGGAGTCGCCCGCGAGAATCAGGTCGCCGATGATTTCCATGTCGGCGTCGACCGGCGAGGCGCTGCCCCAGGTGGAGGCGAGATTCACTCCGGCGGCGTCGAGCAGGGCGACCGCGCGGCGGATCTCCATGCGCAGCAAACGCTTCATCAGCATGGCCGTCTGGCGCTCCTCGATCATGGGATCGTCGGACTCCTCGTCGAGATCCAGGCGGACGGTCAGACCCTTGTTGTAGGTCTTGGCCTCGGCCTCGCTGCCGGTGTAGGCGACGCGCTTGAACTCGGCACCGATGGCGCGGATGTCGGAGTCGTCCGACTCGCCCAGGAACTGCTCGGCGTTGGTCGCTTTCTTGTAGCTGAAGCGGCGCGGGGTGGGGCACTCGGGGGCGAGCGCCTCGAGGATGGCCTCGAGATCCTCGCCGCTCGTCCAGCCCAGCGTGTAGGCTGTCAGCGGCGTGCTGAGAAAGCTCGCGTTGAAGCGAGACTCGTTGGCCATGCAGATCAGGCCGGGGGCGTTGCTGCCCGTGTCCGTCGCCAGGGCGAGGGCACCGAAGGAGGTGAAGAGACGTTTGCTCATTGTGAGGGTTTCCTTTTGTGGAGGTGAGAGCGAAGAGCCGGAGCCGGAAGCGGCTCCGCTCCGACTATGCGCAGACCTTGTGCGCCATTTCAAACTGGTCGCCGTCCGCAGCCGCGACAAGGGCGCGTCCGCAGGTCAGGCCGGTCGTGACGGCGGTGCCCGTGGGGCTGATCGCGTCACCCACGGCAATCGCGCCGGAGGCCGTGACGAGCACGGTGCCGCTGGCGTTGCCAAGCGCGGCGACGGGTACGATTTCGCCGGTCGCTGCGCTGTCGAGCGCGACGTAGAGGCCCACGTCGGTCAGCTCGGCGCAGGCTTTAACCTCGCGGTCGGTCGTGCCCTTCTTCAGGATCTGGCCCTTGACAACCGCGCCCTCGGCGACGCGCGTGAGGTAGCCGTTGCTGTGGGCTCCCTCACCGATGTTGGCCAGGGCGATCATGGCCCCGGCGAGTGCGATGCATTTCTTCATGATGTGCTGTGCTCCTTGTGACCAGGCAAAGCCGCGAGGGCGGGCCTGTGAGTTGTGCGTTACGCAGGCAGCGCGAAGAGCGCCGCGTTGTTCGCCTTGACGTGGGCATAGGCCGCGTCGTGCGACATGCCGTTGGCCTTGGCCTCGTTGACCAGGGCGATGATCTTGCCCTGCACGGACTGATCAGCAGCGCCGGGCCTGCGCCCTGCGGTCTGCGACTCGGTCTTCATCGCGGGCTTCTCGTTCGCGAGCGCGACGGAGAAGGCGTCGAAGTCCTTTTCGAGATTCGCCTGCCAGGCGTTCTTTCCTGCGGGCGTCACGCGGCCGTCCGCGACCGCCTGCGTGAGCAGGATGTCGATGCGGGCCTTGCGCTCGTTGGCGAGCTTCACTTCCACGTCGGCCTTCTCGGTCTCCGCCGTGGTGGCCTCTGCCTTGCTGGCGTCGGCTGCGGCTTTCAGAGCGGCATTATCGTCTGCCAGCTTCTGGAGCGCCGCCTTGAACTGCTCTTCGGTGCTGCTCGGGTCGATCTTGAGCAGCGCCGCGATGAACTTCTGGAGTTCGTTCATGGTCTGTTGTTCCTCGGTGGCGACCGATTCATTCGGCAGCCGAAATTCAATGATGTTGGGGTTATTGGTCAGGGCGATGGAGCGGCACTTGACCATGTGCGTGACCACGTCGCTGCCCTTCTGCGAGATGGCAGGCCCGACCCACAGCGGCGAGAAGAAGTCGAAGCTCTTGTCGGGCGCTTCGTTCCACGCGACGAACAGCTCTGCCGCGTCGTCGCCGACGGTCATCTTGTTGCCCCAGCCCTTGGCCCGCTTGTCGGGATACTTGGCGGCGATCTCCGGCTCGTCGGCGTCGGGGTGGCCGTGGTAAATGGGGTATCCGCGACGGCCTTTCGCGACGGAGTTGCAGAGCGCGACGTTCCAGGCTTCGGCGGCGGAGCGGTCAAAGAGCTGCGTGATGAAGACTGTCTTGCCGTCCCTCATCTTGTAGGTGCCGTACGGGTAGCTGCCGTACGGGATGCGGATGGGCTTGTCCTCGGACACGTGAAACTCGTTGGCGCAGGCGATGAGCTGCACGTCGGGCGCGGTGTTAGCGAGAGCGAAGAGGATCTTACTCACGGGCGGGCTCCTTTGCGGGCGGCGGTTGCGGCGGCGAAGCCGTTAAACAGGGTGGCGGTGATCGTCTCCTCAATCGCCTTGTCGAGCTGGCCAGACGCGCTGACCTTCTCAAGCAGGGCGGGCATGTCGGCGACCACCGCCTGAAGTTCGGATTCAAGCTTGTCGTCGGGCGCTTGCAGGGCTTTTGCAAGGCGCTCGCGCATGGGCTGCAGGTCTGCGTCCAGGGCCTTCAGGATGGCCTCGCGTGCGCTCGCCGCGAGGGCCGTGTCTTTCTTGGCGGCGAGGGCTGCGGACGCGCCCTTGAGGTTTCCGGCGAGCGCCTCGTTGGCCAGGGAGAGGCCGGAGGCCGGAGGCCGGAGGTCGGAGGTCGGAGCGGCGGAGGTCGGAGCGGCGGAGGCGGTCAGCGCGGCGTCCTCGGGGTCGGCGGGGTCGACCTCGGTGCGCTGGTAGCGGCGCAGGGCCTCATTCTTGGAGAGCTTGACGCCCTTGGCGGACAGGTGGTTATCGATCTCCATTTCCTGTTTCAGGTTCGGGCGGGCCTCGGGCATGATCTGGATGTAGGCGAGGGGCTCCTCGTCGCCGTGGATCATGCGGATGACGTGCCGGTCGACCTGCGCCTGCAACGTCTCGCTGATCATCTCGCAGGCGTCTTGCTCAAGGAGGTCGGACTCTTCGCCCTGAAGGCTCGCGCCGGTGCTGTCGCCGCCCGCGCCGCTGATCGTCGATAGGTCGGCCCCGCGCCACAGGGCGGCGATGGCCTTGTTGGCGAAGGCCACGAGTTCGGGATAGGGCAGCGTGCCGGAGGTGGAGAGCTGCACGGGCGTGAGCTTCACGTCGGTGTTGCTGACCAGGTTCCAGTCGCGCCCGTAGTTGCCCACGTCGGCGACGAGGCTTTTCCACTCGTCGCTGTCGCGCTTGCTGGGCGTGGTGGCGTGCAGGCCGGGCATGCCGCAGCGCTCGGAGTACATGAGCCAGTCCTCGAACGCCAGGCGCTTGCTCATGCAGGCCACGGCGCAGGCGATGCCCACGCCGTCGCCCACCGTCACGAGCCACTCGGACTCGGGCATGTCCACGCCGTAGACCGCTCCGTCAGTCGGCAGGTAGCGCAGGCGCCCGGTCGTGTTCTCGAACATCCAGAGCGGCATGCGGATGAAGGTGGCGGACAGCCCGCCGCCGGGCAGCGGACGCCACACGATCTCGTGGCAGGCGTAGACGGAGCCGACCGCGTCCATCATCTGTTTGACCAGGAGCGAGCGCCCGCCCTCCTGGTTGCGCTTAAACGCGTCGGACACGCGGACGGAAGACCAGAACTTTTCAAGCGTGGCCTTGTGAGCCTCGGCGGCGGGCTCGCCCTCGTGGCCCTCTACGATCAGGATCTGGTGTTGGCAGCGCGACACGGATGACTTCGTCTTGCGTGCGGCGGTTTTCCACGTGTCGTCGCGCTGCTCTAGGGCGTCCACGATGCGGGCCAGCGGGCCGAGATAGCCCGCGTCAAACTGTTCGATGGCGCTGACGAGCTTCGCGGGATCGAAGCCGCGCAGGGGGTTGAAGCGCGAGCGCTGCACGCTGACGACGCGCTGCGAGCTGAGTTCGGGGCGCGTCTTTTTGGGCGCGTAGTACATGCGGCTTGCGGTCACGGTAGGCTCCCCCTGCCGCGATAGCCTGCGCCGTTCTCGTGGCGCGTCGCGGTCTGTGATTTTGCGGAGTTGAACGCGTAGAGCGTGCTGCCCGCGACGGCCTCGGCGAGGGCGCTGTAGGCGTTGGCGAGCAGGTAGTGGTTGGGCACGCCGTCGATGAACGAGAGCGTCTTGCCGTCCGAGCCCGCGACCTTGCGCGAGCCTGAAATGAAATGCTCCTGGAGCGCGGCCACGGCGGCGTTCGCGCCGGGAGCGAGCGAGGGCATGCGCATGACGGGCTCGGTGCGCACCCTGCCGTCGACCACGGCGACAAGGCCGTCGTCGTAGGTGAGGAACTCGTCGACCACGCGCTGGATCACCTCGTCGCGGTTGGTCTTGATGACGGGGTACGGGCGGCCCTCCTGGGTGAAATAGATGTCGTGCACGATGCCTGAACCGGGCTTGCCGGAGAACTGCACGCAGGCCGCGCGAAGGCCGCGCCAGACGGAGGCCTCGCCGTCCCACACCAGGCCGTTGCCGAAGTCGATGCGGCGGGCCTTGTCGTCGGGCTTGAGCGGCGCGGTGTCCGACAGTCGGTTGATGAGCATCACGATGTCGCGGGCCATGTCGCGCTCGTTGCCGATATCGACAAAGAGACAGGAGAGGCCGCAGGCGTCGAAGAGCTGCGGCACACGGACGCGGGCCGTGGTGGGGCTGATCTGCTCGGCCCACGCGATACGCTTGCAGGCGGCGCTCTCCGACTCGCGGGCGACGAACCACAGGCGGTCGCCGGTGTCCAGGCCGGCAAAGCGCGGCAGGCCAGTGGGCACGACGCTGAGGGCGTAGTCCTGGTCTTTGCGCGAGCGATCCATGATGCCGGTGTCGAGGCCCTGCGTGCTGCTCTTGGGACGCGCCCAGCGGTCGCAGCGGAAGGCGACCATCTTGTCAGGGTCGGCGACGGCGCTGGCCCAGGCGGCGACGATCTGCGTCAGTCCGATGGCGGGCGTGCTGATCTGCGAGACCTCGATGCCGTACTTGCCCATCGCGGCCATTTCGGGGCGGCGGGCGACGTACTGCACGGAGCTGCGCTCAAGCGGATAGGCGCAGTGAGGGCACGCGAGATAGTACTTGTTTCCGGGCTTGTGCGTGGCGGCGGTCTCGCCGTCCTCGCCGTTGCGCTTGAAGTCACCGGCGAGCGTCAGGCGCGGATCTGTATCGGCGGTGTTGTGGCCGTCCATCATCACGCGGCACACGCCGGGCCACTCGTCCTCGGGCGACACGTTTGTCCCGCAGCACGGACAGAGGATCACCGCGCAGTGCTGGGTCGAGTCTTCAAACTCTTTGTCCATTCCCGCCTTGTCATAGCGGGCGGTGCCGATGTCGATGCGCAGGCGCACCGGGCTGGAGGTCAGGCGTCCGTCCAGGAACTTCTCGTTGCGCTCGTTGATGTCGTCGCGCTCGTCGACGATCTGCACGTCGTGCGTGTAGGTGGTCGGCACGCGGTTGCAGCCGAGGAAATAGCCGAGGGCGGTGCGCGTGCCGTCCGTGGCCATGATCGCGCCCTTGCGCTCGACCTGCTTGCCGGACTTGTTGATCGTCTTGCCGATGCTCAGGAGCTGCGCGAACCAAGAGATCTTGTTGACCACGTCGGGCCTGAACTTGGTATCGACGATGCCGTCGACGAGCGCCTGGTCGGGCAGGTAGTAGCCGACGCCGAGGAACTTGACGCCGAGCAGATAGGCGTAGGTGTTGAGCGCCCAGACGGTCTTGCCCCACTGAGCGCCGCCCTTGATCTTGATGCGGCAGTCGGAGCGGCCCGAGTTGAGGATCTCGTCTACCCACGTGGTGGCCAGCTCCAGGGCCGGGCGTCCGATCATGTCGTACGGGACATAGACCGAGCCGACCTTGACGGAGCACTGGTCGCGCTGGAAGTCGCGCAGGGACTTGACCAGGGGAACGTTGACGGGCTTCGCCTGGGGGGCGACGGCGGCGCGGATGCGGGCGAGGGTGGAGAGGGACTTCTTCATGCGGGCACCGCCTCTTGACTCGCTGCGCTCGCCTTCGCGGCTGTGTCGAGGGCGGAGAGGAAGGCGGCCAGCGCGGCCTCGGCGGCGGGGTTGCCCTTAGCCTGGTCAATGAGTTCCTGAACGCCAGCGTCGCGGGCGCTCTGGTTCTTGGAGGCCAGCTCGCGCTCGGCGAGATCCAGCTTGAGGAGGGAGACGGCGGTCTTTTCGGAGAGGTCGCGCAGTGCGAGGTCGAGGCGCAGGCCGTGCAGGCGGTTGCGGATGGTGGCGTCGACGTTGGCGGGCAGATCCACGACCGCCTCGTCGGCGGCCTGGACGGCCTTGTTGATGCGCCACGTGCCCATGTGGTGCGTGATGATGTTGTGCAGCGCTCCGTTGCTTGAGCGGAGGCCCCGCTCCGACAGCCATGTATGCAGCGCGTCATAGCCGGGCGCGTCTGCGGCCACGAAGCCGAAGAAGTCGTCCAGCGACCCTAACCGGGTGAGTTGCGCGTACAGGCTGTCGGAGCGTATTTTCATTTCTCGCGTTGTTGAAGAATTCGGTTTTTGCGAAAGTGCACGCCGCGTGCGCTTTTGCGTTTTCAGTTTTCGAGGGCGAGCGCGACGGCGGCCTTGTGGCCTGCGGGCGTGATGCTCCAGAGCCAGCCGCGGCAGAAGTCCTTGCGCTTGGCGGCGTAGTCGTTATCGAGCATTTCCTGTAGCGCGTCGGCGGTGTGCTCGGTCGTGGCGTCGGGGATGTCGGAGATTTGGAGATCCACAACAAGCTGCTGCTGCTGCGCCTCGACGCCGCCGTAGTTGTTCAGCGTGCGGAGCAGGGCGAGCCGGTAGAGGTTGCGTTTGGCGTCGGTGAGCATGGGGGTTATGCCTCCTCGTTGAGGGTTACGCTGGCCATGGATGAGGGCGCGATGCCTTTGCCGACCATGATGCCGATCAGCATGCCGAGTCCCTTGTTGGTCTTCTGCTGGCAGATGAGCAGCTCGTCGATGCGGCGGTGTGTGGAGATCGAGCGCTTCTCGGCGTGCTCGTCGTTCGCGTCGATCTTGGCGCGGAGGTCGATGATGTCCTTGCGGCACACTCCCTGGCAGCGCTCCAGCTCGCCTTTCGTCACGTACGTCTTGGCGGCCTCCTCGCCCAGGGGCGGGTTGCGCTCGGGCGGCGTAGGGGCGTCGGCCTTGCGCTGCCTGTACTGGCCGTTGAGCCAGACCACGGCGGCGGCGAGGAACGCGCCGAGCGCCCCGTTCTTGGCCACGTCGAGCACGACGGTTGTGGTGCTTCCGGACTCTCCGGCGAGGGCGGCGAAGGGGAGCGCCGAAGCGAGAACCGCAAAAGCGCACGCGGCGTGCGCTTTTGCGTTTTGCGAAAGTGAGCGGCGCGGGGTGGCGATTGAACGGGGGGAGAACGACCCGCTTCCATCAGCCCGAGCGCGCTCGGTTTTCTGCCGTTTATCCATGGTCTTCACGGTCCTCTGGTAGGTTTAACGATGCATGACTTTTGATCCTGTTTGCGGTGTCCCGCTTGAAGTGAGGGCATCTTGGCAGATTGCCTTATTACGCGCGCGGGGTTGTGCGCGGTATGCAAAGTATTAAAAATGCCCAATGATTTCGGCTTGTCTTCAAAATGTTAGACGCGGCTAGCCAAACGCATAGAAAAACGAACTCCAAATACGCACGCGGTGCGTATTTGCGTTTTTGACATCAGGATGCTTTTAAACGGGGTCAGATTTAACCGGATCAGGGCACAAAAAAAACCGCCCGGCACGGTCAGTGCAGGGCGGTCATTTTTGGAGAAACGGAGAAAGCGCACAGGTGATGCGCTTTTTCTGTTTAGCTATTTATCGTGGATCGTTAGTCCCAAAATACCCTCACAGATCCAGTCCTCTTTGCCCGTGTCGTTCCAGTATTCCACAAGCCATTCGCGCATTTTCGCGGGATAGTCAAAGTCATCTTCACTGACGTTTGCCAACTGCGGAAGGTCGCAATACCAGCGGGCGCACGCGAGCCGCAGGCACACCTCGCAGGCGGTCTCGTCGTCCATCTCGATCCACTTCAGGTTACATGCGAAGTGCGTGCAAACCATGTCGGCTTTCTTGCCGCATCCGTCAGGTTTGGCAAGCACGTCCAGAAACATCTCGGCGGTGAACTTTCTGGACCCGACCTCTTTAATCTGCGCGTCAAAGAACGCGATCATGTCACGGTATTTCATTCGTCTCCACCCTGATTTGAAGAAGCGCAACGGCGGTGAGCTTTTACGATTTTGTGATTGGAACTCCCCACTTCTCCCAATCCGCGAACCTTTTTTCAAGAGCCGCGATCTGTCCTTTAAGCGCTTCGATCACCAGTTTCTGATTGGCAATTGTTTCTTCCTGCCATTTGAGCTTGTCGTGAAACAGCGTAATCACTTGGTCTTTCATCTTGGCGTAGTCAACCGTGATGCCTTCGACGCTCAAAGGTGCGCTATTCTTAGAACCGTTCGCTTGCAAAGTGCTTGCAATAAGCACCTCAAAAAGCTTGGTTTTAAGAGGCTCGGGCGGCTCACCCCGCGCACCAGTTTCGAGCTGCGAATAGTAGGCAGAAGATATGCCTGTCAGGCGTGCGACTTCACGGCCTGATAACCGAGTCCCTAAGCGGGCAGTTTTCAATTCGTCTGCAAACATAATGCGAGCACCTGCTATTTTCCGCTTGCAAACCTGCAAGCATTTGCTAACATTCGCGACGTTGACCCGAAACAGACACAAGAAACGGTAGCAGAAAAGGGAGCGAGAGGCAAACCATGGAAATGATTGAGCGGAAGGTGACGGTCGTGCGGGGGCTGAACGAGGCGGCGCGGAGCCTGAACGTGAGCCGGGGGCACCTGTCGCTGGTGATGCACGGGAAGCGTTTCAGCCGGACCCTGTTGAGCAGGCTTTACGCAGAGTACGGGTGGAGGCCCGGCGGCGCGGCAACGCTGGAGGTGGCGGCGAACATAAAGCGCGGGTCTCCGAAGGCCGTCAAGAAACCGATTTGCGTGGCGGGTGCCACGGTCTGAAGGACAACGAGCCTTGGCGGGCTCACAAACGAGGAGAACGAAGATGAGTAAGAAGAACGGCAAGAAGGCGGTTGAGAAGACGACGGACAAGATGCTCCGTGAGCTGACGGCGAAGATCAAACCCGAAGCGACCACGCTCAGGGAATGTCTGAAAAACGGGAAGTTTGTCGGGTCGGTGAAAGGCGCGTTTGAGGGATCGCCCGTGGTACTCGGCGGCATGACGGAGGACGCGCTCATGAGTTTCATCAGGTGCGTGTTGACGATGGTCGGGCACGAAGTCTTCTGCGTTCCCCGCGCGACGAGCGACTCCGCCATAGTCCGCGCGCTGGCGGAGTACGACGCGGCAGGTAGCAACGCGCTGCTGCTGATCACGCGGGGCACACGCGCTTTTCTGACGGAGCGGCTGGACACCGTACTGTTGGCGATGGTCGAGAGCCGCCTCGCGATGGTGGTTTAACGCAGTCTACAACGGCGGGCCTGGGCGTTCGCGCCCGCCCGCAACAAACGAGGGAGAACGGCGATGGACAAGAAGACACAGGCGACGGTAGACAGGATGCACTCGGAGATGGTTGAGAAGTATGAGGTAACAGGTAAGAGGTCAGAGGTAAAAGGTGCGGACGTGTGCCGGTGCCAGTGCGAGAGCGGCGGGGCGTGCTCGCGCACGGTGTGCAGCGGCGCGGCGGCGCTGGCGCGTGACGTGCGGACGGTGGCAGACCAGGGCAACGGGGCGAACTGGCAACTGGCGCTGGAGAAGATCCGGGAGCTGTGCGGCCAGGAGCTGGAGGCTGCTGAGGAGACGCCGCTCAAGCGGGCGGCGGGGATGGCCATGGACTTCGTGGCGCTGGTCGGCACGCTCAGCGACGAGGACGCGGTCAAGGCCGTCGAGGTGATCAAGAGCGCCGTGCGCGTGCAGCTCCTGGCGCGGCAGATGAAGGGGAAGGCGGTGGCCCGTGCGTGATGCGCCAGAATTTGCGCAGGTGGTTCTGTCTGCTATTGACAGCGACCGTCAGTCGTTCGTGTCGTTTGGTATCCGCAGGATGCTCGTCATGTGCATCGCCGAGGGAGTTCCCGCAACTCCAGCCGACCCGCATGCGGAACAGGCCCGCGTGCTGATCGGCGCGGAGCGCGGCAGACAGGACTCCAAATGGGGACAGCAGAATCACGACCCGCAGGTGTGGATGGCGATTCTCGGCGAGGAGTTCGGCGAGCTGTGCCAGGCGGCGAATGACCTGCGCTGGCCGAAGTCGGAGATGGACGCCGACCCGTTCAGGCATGCGCTGGTCGAGGCCGTGCAGACGGCAGCCGTCGCCCAGGCTATTGTCGAGTGCCTGCTGCGCTCGACATGGAAGTGGCCCAGGCCTCCGGCGGATCAGGCGGAGGTGCCCCATGCCTGAGCGCAAATGGTCGGTGCGCGACAGGCGCACGGGGAAGCATGTCAGGCTCGCCGAGGTCACGGACGACACCGGCACACGGTGGCACCTGCGGTGGTCTGACGCCGGGGACGGATCGAAATTCACGGCGGTGGAGGCTGTGGTCGTCAAGGCGTTCATGACGCTCTTCGCGGAGCGCTTCGGCGACGAGAAGGCGGGCAGGCGGTTCGCGGTAGTAGCGGAGGTGGCCCATGCCTGAGCAGCTCTATACGGTCAAGCGGGTCACGGACGGGAAGTACGCGGAGATCCGGAGAATCGCGGACGGGCAGCTCAAGCTCTACTGGACGGCACGCCCGCGCGAAGCGGCGACGCTGCCCCGCGCCAAGGCTCAGGCGCTGGCCACGCTGATGGCAATCGGGGCCGCTCCGTTCGCGGAGACGATCATCATCGAGGAAGGCGGTGACGAATGAAGCAGGCCGACATTGACAGACTGGACGCTATCAAGGGCGGGGCTCCGTGCCGCGTGGCTTACGTGCGGAAGGGGCTCACCGTCGCCATAATATCCGGGACGCTGGAGAAGCGGAAGACGGGGGGCGCATGGAGGGTCAACAGCTACCTGCGCTCTTGCACGGGATTCATCACTCCAGACGACAAGGTGATCATTTTCAAGGGCAACCATTTCCGGGTGGATCTGCCATGAGCTGCGCCCTGACCGAATACCGCCGACCCATGCCGAAGTACAAGACCGCCGACGCGGGATGGACGCCCAAGACGGGATGGGAGCTAGTGGACGGGGCGTGGCAGCGCTGGTATTGGCGGCGCGGCTGGATGGCTTCGTCGGCGCACGGCCTGCGCCGGGCGCGGGTATGGCGGGCGGCGGGCGTCTGGACGTGGAGCGTGGCGGAGCGCGGGGCCAGGGGCCGGTGGGTCGAGACGCAGCGCGGCGCGAGTGGCGCTCTGCACTACGCGGCGCAGCAGGCGATGCCGTATGCGGAGCTGGCAGCAACAACGAAGTGAGAGTTAAGAGCTAATAGCGAATAGCTAATAGTGAAGAGGGAGAAAAGGCGATGGGACAGAAAATAATGACATCTGAAAACGCGACAGGCGCGGTAAGCGGTGAGGCTCTAAAGCCGTGCCCGTTCTGCGGGAACCCAGCTAAGCTCAGGATTAGTGTTGTCGGGTCATTCTTCACCATCATGTGCTCCGCGTCCTTGGATGTATGCGGGGTGGCCCCATGCACATGCACCTATCAGGATAAGGGCAGGGCGGTTGATGAATGGAACCGTCGCACGCAGAGCGAGCGCTCGGAGTTCGCTGAGATCGTCGAGCGGCTGAAGCAGAGGGGCGTGATCCCGATGGAGTTCGACGCGGGCAAGCTGGAGGTGGCCAATGGCTAAGCCGTTCCGGAAAATGGAAGTGCTGCTCGGCGACGCGGTGTATGTGCTTGGCCGAAGCGCGTCTGAAACGCTCATCGAAATGATGGACGCGTACGAGGGCGAGGTCGCGGAGGTGCTCCGCGAGCTGCGCGTAGATCTGGCAAAGGCGCTTGACGCAGAGACCGAGGGGGCCGCGCCGGTTAACCCGTTCGAGACGGACACAGAGGAAGATCCCGACGCCAAGAGCGATGCGGAGAACATCCTGAAGACTGTGGCCGTGATTAAAAGCGTGGCCAAAGAGAACGAGGACGAGTGCGGAGACTGCCGCATTCCGCGCTGCCGGTTCTGTGATCAGCCTGGCACTCGGGCGGGCGGTCGCAAGGACGGCGCGGGACGGACGGTCGAGCGCTATTACGTGTGCAAGACGGCGGGGTGCATCGCCGCCAAAATGGCGACGCCCCAGCCGATGGGACTTTTTGCGGGAGGTGCGTCATGAGCAGCAACATCAACAGTTTCGGAGACGCGTACGCGCGGGGCGCTCCGACCGAGCAGTGCCACGCGCTGCTGAAGGTGATCGACGCGCACGGGCTGAGCCTGGATGTGCTGGTAATGAACGCGGCGCGGGGCATGGATGACTTGCTGAAGATGATGGCGTCGGATTCGGCGAAGCGGTGCGGCTGCGTGGCGGTCTACGTCAGGCCGGATTCGGCGGTCGGGCGGATCAACGCGCTGGTCTACGCGGTGGGCGTGGCGGCGTCGGCGGCGGGCAGGCGCTTCGCGCTGATCGGCGTGAGGCGCGGCGGGCTGACCGGCGAGGCGCAGAGGCTGATTGACTGGTGCATCTACTAAGGGAGGGCCGGGCGATGGGCAAGAACGTATGGAGCGCGGGCGGGATGGATGTCGAGGCGCGGCTGCGCAAGCAGGAGCGCTGCCTGCTGGTGGCGGGCGTGTGCCTGATAGGCGGGTCGGTGCTGGTGCTGGGGTGGCTGGTTTACGCGGCCTGTGTGGCCTTCCCTGTCTTGGAGAAGGCTTTCATCCGGACAGGGTTTGTGCTGATGGGTTTCGGCGGCGGCCAGGCGGTTAAAGCCATTCTCGGGAGGTGAGCGATGCGCGATCTGCCCGGACAACTGACGATGTTCCCGCATCTGGAGGCGGATCGGGACGAGGGGCGCACGCCGCCTGCGGGGGGCTTGCAGGCGCGTTGCGCCGCGCCTGCGCTGGGGCTGCCGAACAAGGCGACCTGCACGGTGCGCGAGGCGCACGCCTGCACGGGGATCAGCGAGCGGCAGTTCAACTATTACGTGGACGACGGGACGCTGCTGGCGATCAACTCGGCGCGGGTACCGGTGGGCAGGCGCGTGGGCAAGCGCAAGGGCGGGAAGCTGAACCGGTGGCGCATCGTGGTGCGCCGGGGAGACGAGTTTAAGGCGGATCATTTTGCCGCGTTCCTGACGCTCGAGGAGTTCGTCAGGTCGCGGATGAACACGGAGGATTAGGCGATGGCGACAACGAAGACAGATCCGGCAACGAAGCCGGAGGCGACGGGCGCGGCGCTGGCGAAGGCCGCGATCCAGACGTTGCAGCGGGCGCTCTTTACGGCGCAGCTCGCGGCGGACGCGCTGCGCAAGGGCGCGGGCGAGATGGCTTGCGGCGAGCGGGCGCTGGGCGTGACGGCGGACGCGGAGACGATGGAGGCGTTGCGTGACGCGCTGCTTGAGGCGTTCTCGGCGATCCCGAAGGGGACGCGCGACCGGATGAGCGCGGCCAAGGCGACGATCACGAGCGACGAACTGATTGATTTGCTCGCACTCAGTGTGCAGGGCTAGTGACCACAACAAACGAAACATCGAAGAGGGTACAGCATCATGGCAAAGAAGGCAGAAGGCAAGGGTAAGAGGGATGAGGTAAAAGGAAATAAGTCAGGGGCGAAGGCGCTGGCGCGTCCGACGCTGGCGCAGGCGCACAAGGCGGCGGCGAAGATGCAGAAGGCTGCCACGAAGAGCAAGCCAGAGCCGACAGAGGAATCGAACGCGGAGAACATCAAGACGTGGGAGCGGCAGCAGGCCGTGGCGCTGCGGCCCGAGGTGCTGCCGCCGGAGACGGCAGCGGAGGCGATCCTCAAGCATCCGGGAGACGAGACGAAGCTACGCGATATCGAGCTGTGCATTGATCGCAGCCTGGCTCAATCAAAAAAGCTGAGTTTGGCCAGCACTTTCACCTTGGTTGTGACGGGACTCGCGCTAAGCGCGGCCAAGAGCATTATGAGGCACGGTCGTTATGAGATCTGGGTTGATACGCGCTTCGAGGGGTTTAGCAAACGTCAAGCCCAGTACATCTGCAAGCTGTCGGAGGCTTTCCTGCGCGAGACGGGCGGCACCGTGCAACTTCCCGCCCAAAGCGACAGGGGAGATTTCCTGATGCGTGCGGATCAGGACAGAGGTCAGTTCGCCGAAGCGATCAGGAGTTTCATCGGCAACATGACCATGGCAGAGCTTCTGGATAAATACCGCATCAAACCGAAAAAGGACAAGGGCGGCTACAGACCGAGCAACTATCTGGTGGCGATCTACCAGTCCGAACACGCGCACTTGCAGCATAAGCCGTTCGAGGTGTGGCCGGAGAGCGACCAGACCGATTTTATGGAGTGGAGGACGAGGCAGGTGGCGGATGATAACGGGTTGGCGATTATCGAGGCGGCAGAGAGCACCTGGACCACGATCCGGAATACGCTGACCGTGGAAGGAATTAGTAATAAGAGCTTCTCTGTGCTGCCACGGGCGCATATTGAGGATCTTTATGACATTGTGGAGCTTGTGGCTAAGAATCTGAAAGACGCGCTCAAAAAAATGATAGAGAAATAAGGAGGAGAACAAAATGAGACTGACGACAGCGAAGAGTGCGGGGGTCGTTGCGGCGATCCCGCAGTGCGACCTGGGCGAGTTCGCCCGGCTGGACGACGACGTCAAGTGCGAGGTGCTTGACCTGCTGGCCGTGGTGAGGGTGTGCCTGGCCGATCAGGCCGGGGCGCTGGCGCACCTGGCGAACGTGGCGGGGGCGAACGGGCACCGGCGCGGCTGGAGCTACAAGACGCTCGAGAGCAAGTATTACGCGTTCCGGGCGACGGGCGACTGGCACGTGCTGGTGAACAAGGCGAAGCAGCGCGGCCTCGGCAAGTCGCGCTGGATGACGCCCGCCGTGATCGAGGCGTGGAAGACGCTTTGCATGGGGCACGCGCGTTCGTACCGGTCGGCGTACATCGAGCTTTGTGCGGAGTACAAGGCGGGCAGCCGGATCGGCGACGTGGACTGGCGCGACGTGTGGGCGGAGCATTACGAGCTGTCGCATCTTCCGCTGCCGCCGAAGCCTCCGGCAAACATGCCGCTGCCGGAGGGGTGGAGCTATAAGAACTTCCTGCGGCACCAGCCCGCGCTGATCGAGAAGCTCGGGGCGCGTGAGGGTCTGAACGCGGCGAAGCGGCTGAGCGTCCACGTGCGCACGACGCGGGCGGGCATGGAGCCGGGGCAGCAGTACATGTTCGACGACCTGAAGCACGACTGCAAGGTACTCCACGAAAAGCAGCTTGTGCGCGTGTGGGAGCTGGCGTGCCTGGACGTGGCGAGCGGCCACAAGGTGGCGTTCGGCCTGAAGCCCAACGTATACGATGACGAGACGCAGCAGCGGGTGAACCTGCGGCAGCGGGACATGCGGCTCATGCTGGCGCACATCCTGATCAACGTGGGGTATCACCCGGACGGGTGCGAGCTGCACATCGAGAACGGGACGGCCAGCCTGGATAAGAAGCGTTACGACCTGCTGCTCAACGAGCTGAGCGGCGGCGCGATCCGCGTGGCCCGCGCGGGCATCGACCACAAGGTGGCGAGCCTGGCGCAGTGGGGCGCGAAGGGCGGCGGCAACCCGAACGCGAAGGCGCACCTGGAGAGCAGCCATAACCTGGCACACAACCGGCTCGACCATATTCCGGCGCAGACGGGCAACAACGAGCGCCTGAACGCGCCGGAGGATACGGGGGCGCTGGAGAGCCTGACGGGCAAGCTGATCCTCGCGAGCGAGGCCATGCCGCCCGAGCTGGCGCGTCGGCTGGCGTTCCCGGTGTGGGACATGGGTCTTTTCCGCGAGGCGGTCAGCGAGGCGTACAAGGGCATCGCGACGCGCACGGAGCATGAGCTTGAGGGCTGGGACGGCCACATGCAGCGGCAGTGGCGGGCGTCGATCACGGACGACTGGCACGGCGAGGAGGAATGGTACGCGCTGCCGGAGGCGGCGCGGGCGGGCCTGTCCGCGCTGATCGTGCGCGAGGGCTGCCACCGGATCGCCCGGAAGTCGCCGCTCCAGGTGTGGGCGCAGGGAGCGGCCAAGCTGGTGCGGCTGCCGGACTACGCGTTCGCGCTGCTGTGCGGCAAGGAGCTGGCCGAGAAGCGCCCGTGCCCGGCGACGGGTGAGGTGATCTTCGTCGACCGGACGATTGATCCAGAGCCGATGCGGTACCGGCTGAGCAGTTGCGTGGATCAGTACGGCATGGCGGTCGAGCTGGTCGAGGGCGCGGCGTACTACTGGCTGATCAACCCGTTCAACCCCGAGACAGCCTTTGTGCTCGGCGAGCACGGGGAATATGTCGGGCGTGTGCTGAGGCAGAACACCGTGGCGCGGATGGACGTGGAGGCAATCGGGCGCGAGATCGGGCGGGCGCGGCGCGACCTGAACGAGCGGCTCGCGCCGCTGGCGAGGCGCGGGGCGAAGATCGCCAAGGCGCGGCTGGCCGACATGCGCAACAACACGGAGGTGCTGGCCGAGGCGGGCGGGGCGAACGCGCTGACCGACGAGCGCGAGCAGGCGCAGAGCGCTGAGCGCCGCGCGGCGATCAGGGGCGTTTCGCTGGATGACCTTTCGGCGGCGTTTGGCGACGCGACCGTTGGGTGTGAAGGTATGGATCTGGGCGGGCTTGAGGCCCTTTCGTAAACGAGGACAGGGAGAACGTATCATGAGCGAGTCAAAAGCAGAAGTAATCAACGTGCAGCGGATGAGCCTTCCGGGCGACCAGGTGCAGAAGGCGCTTGAGCGCCTGGCGACCGAGGGCGAGATCAGCGAGACCGACAAACAGGAAATCTGGTGGCTGTACAGCTACGCGATGGATCACGGCTGGTCGCTGGAGGATGTGGGCAAGGCAATCAACAAGGACTCGACCACGGCGCACCGGCTGTTCATGGGGCGCTACGGGGCGAAGTACGACAACCTGGTCGAGTCGGTTAAGCGCTACCACGCGCTGGCGGAAGCGCGAGGCGGACGCCAGACCTGCGGATTCGTCGAGACGGAGACGTGGAAGAAGATCGACGCGGTGTGCAGGCACGCGCTGGTCGGGCAGCTTCCCGTCTTCATCTACGGCGCTTCACAGATCGGGAAAACGACGTGCTTGCAGGAATTCGCGCGGCGGAACAATCACGGCCAGACGAAATACATCCGCATGCCAGCAGCGCCCGGACTGTGGCAGGTACAGCGCGAGGTGGCGTCGGCGTGCTACATCTCGCCCAGGGCGACCACGACGGAGATCCGCACGCGCATCTTCGACGCGATTGACGACAAGATGCTGCTGATCTTCGACGAGATGCACCAGCCGCTGATCAGTTGCAACGGCAACACGGCTGTGCGGATCATCGAATGGCTTCGCGAGCTGTACGACCGCACCGGATGCGGCATCGTGTTCAGCGGGACGAAGGTGTTCCAGGACGAGATTGAGCGCGGCAAGCAGGCGATGATCCTTGACCAGTTCAGGCGGCGCGGGATCATCCAGCTTGTGCTTCCCGATTATCCGTCGAAGGGCGACGTGACGAAGATAGCCAAGGCGTTCGGTCTGTCGGATCCAGAGGGTGTCGCGGCAGAGGTAATAACGACCATGCTCAAGCGCAGCGGCCTCGGGCAGTACGTTAAATTTCTCCAATCGGCCAGCAATCTGGCCTCCAACCAAAAGAAGGCGATGAGCTGGGATCATTTCGTACAGGCGTACGACCTGGTGCAGGCTCTATCAACCGGAAAGTAGGGATAGACCACATGGCAAAGACCGCAAACAGCAAGTATATGACCGACCGCTTTGGGGATGCAATCCCGACGCGGATGGTTTCAAGCTACGACCGCAAGCGCGACCAGACCGTGCGACGGATAGCCAAGCGCTACCTAGACGCGCAGGCCGTGCTCGAGCGCGTGAAGGTGGAAACCCTACGCGACCTCGACCAGCTCGAGCAGTTGGCGCTGGCCGACGCTGGTATCAAGGACTTCAAGGCCAAGGGAGGAAACTCGACGGTGTTCTCCTACGACGGACTGGTCTCGGTGCAGTGCAAGAACCGGACGTTCAGCGGAATGGACGAGCGGGCGCACGTGGCCAAGCAGATGCTCGAGGAGTTCGTGGCCGAGCTGACCGAAGGCCAGGAGAAGGACGACATCGTGCAGATCGTCAACAGCCTTCTGGACACGCGCAGCGGAGAGATCAACCGCACGGCTGCGCTGCGGGTATGCAAGCTTAACCTCAAGAGCGAAAAATTCAGGCAGGCAAAGGAGCTGCTTCAGGACTCCATGTTCGCCGCGCTGTCAAAGACGTACATCTACGTCGAGACGCGCGAGAGCCGCGAGGCTGATCCTGTCCAGATCCTGCTCGACATCGCAAAGCTGATGCCACGAAAGGAGGTTAAGAGCGCAGGCACTGCCGACGCGCAAGCAGCTCAATAAAGAGCAGAGTAGATCTTCAGGGGCTTTCACCCCCTTCCAACCGATTAGGCATTACCAGTGCCGAAACACGCTCGCCAAACGTTACTCTGCCCAGTGGCAGACTTGTAAAAGAGGCGCGCATTATATCGCAAAGGAGGGTGCTTGAAAGCCCCTTTTTCATTAGTTCACGTGATTACAAAACCCCTGGTCAAGAGGCCGGGCGGGAAGTCTCGAATGCTGAAGCACCTGCTGCCGATCATCGACAGCATTCCCCACAGAGTCTACGTCGAGCCTTTCTGTGGAGGCGCGGCTGTTCTGGCCGCGAAGAAGCCCAGCGAACATGAGGTCATCAACGACATCGACGGCGACCTGATCAACCTCTACAAGCAGGTCAAACACCATCTTCCAGCAGTCGTTCACGAGCTGCGTCAGGTGGTCGATAGCCGTCAGTTGTTCGTAGATGCCAAGGCGCAGCCAGGCACGACGGAGATCCAGCGGGCGGCCTCTTGGGCATACCGAAACTTCTACAGCTTCGGCGGGGATAACGATTCCTTTGGGGTCAAGCGCCTGGGCTTTTCCACGCAGCGCCACCTGCTGCGGAAGATGGTCTCGTTCCACCAGCGCCTGAACCGCGTGACGGTTGAGCACCTGTCATGGGAACGGTGCATGGCGTTGTACGACTGCCCCGAGGCGCTGCACTTCTGCGACCCGCCCTACACCGAGGGCGAGGTTAGAGCGTATCGCGCATGGGGCGCGTCAGACGTGGCCAGGCTGCGCGAGGCGCTATCCCGCCTGCGTGGTAGATGGGTCGTCACGCTGAACGATTGTGAGGCCAACCGCGCGGCCTTTGCGGGCTGCGCAATTAAGGCGGTCACAACGGCGGCGGCCATGTCCAACAAGGGGCAGTCCTCGCGCCGGTTCGGAGAGATCATCATCACTGCATAAGCACAGCAGGGAGCCTGCACATCGTATGCAGGCTCCCTGCGTCCAATCCTTAAACCGTTGTCCATTGGGTGGTTACACCCCATTTCTCCCTCAAAGCGCGGTGCGGCTTCAACACTCTTCACAAGTCGCGGCTTTTCAGAACCTTACGGCTTTCTTCAGGCTCTTTCAGCCTTCCTCATACCCCCCGTCCTGGCTTGCCGCGGCCGCTTCGGCTCG